AGCGTTGTTCACCTTCTTGGATTTGTCTTGTGTGCTGTAAAATAATTTTTACGCTAGGCACTGAATCATTGTAACTAGCACTTTTACCCATTGGGTAGTAGCCTTCAGATAGTTTATCTTTCATTTTGTGGTATTCCCTATGTCTCATATCGTCACTGATGCGGTCTGCATCACGTAATTCAAAACTTAACTGACGGCGTTGTGCCCAGTTCTTAAGCTGTTTTAGTAATCCTGTCCAAGTATCATCATAGTCTAGTCCAGGGGTCATTCCACTTGGACTATCTGATTGTTCGTTGTCATAGTATACGACTAGGTTCTGTGCATCGTCAATGCTGACCCAGGCTTTGCCGTAATCTTCCCCGTCTTTACTAAATGTAAATTCAATAACGTCAGCGGCAGGGCTTGCTTCTACACGCTGATTTTTTGCATTTAATGGTACAGGTTTGTAACCCCTGACTTTTAACAGGTCGTATAACTTTGTGTTGAAATTTTCTGTATTTACTGCCATAAGTATATTTAGTCCAATCCTTACCCTAAGACGGCAAAGAAGGGTAATGGGGCAATGATTTCTTGGTGATCTCTAATATGTGATTCTAAATCGCTGTTATAGTCACTTAGTAGTTGAAAGATTCTAACTACTAACAATGATGACATAACCAAATCGTCTGTGTCGCCGATTTTGGCAGCATAACTTCCCCCACTAGCAACAAACGCTTTTAATTCACTAATCAATGATCTACTATGTAGTGTCATCTTTTTAGATTCTAGTAGTGTCTTGAATTTAGCACAGGCTGCTAATTTAGGTTTCTGCGATGTAGTGAAGCCTTTACGCTTTTTACCGGGTTCACTAATAAAGATACCGGGAATGTTACTTTCTCCGTATTCTGCTAATGAGATTAATGCGGCTTCACCGATACTGTTGTTTTCTACAGAGTAGTAAACATTGTTAGGTTCTTTTGTTATGTCAGTAATATACTTGTTAATTTGCGCTAATAGTTTGATTTGGCTGGGGATGTCTGTTTTGTTGTGTTTCCATTCACCAATTTGCGTAGTGGTGTTTGCTTCGTAAATTTGAATGGCAGCATTGTCGCCACCGGTACCAAGACTTGGGTCTAACCCTACTACATAGATATTCCCTTTAACTGGTTGTTTATACCAACGTACTTGCCCCATACGTGTAATAGGTTCTATGCCTTCTAGCTGAATAAGTGTGTTAGGATTGATTAAGGTTTCGTCAGCAATAATGAATTCGCAACCAATTTCTCGATTGAAACGATCTTCACCCAACTGTGCTTTCATTTCAGCAGCCCATTTTTCATCACGTCCCGGTTGCTCAGTCCAATATGCACGATATGCTCTGAATCCGTTTATACCTAATTCAGTTTGATTGCCATACTCATCTTCTGTTTTATTAGCACCTTTCCAAATCAATGCAAACTGGTCTTCATCACTATTTGGTGTACTTGTAATAATCGCCTTACCACCAGTTGATAGTGTTGGTGTAATAGAAGTCCAGAACTCTTGCGCAATACTAGGTCTAACAAATGCAAACTCATCAAGATACAATAATGTAATAGACATACCACGACCAGTATTTTCAGTAGTTGTCGCACTAACAATACGACTACCGTTCTCAAAGTCTAAACTACCTTTGTTGTATGTTGTTACACCAGCTTTAATATGGTCGAGGCAGTTTTCATATGCATAACGAATACGTTGCATAATTTCCTGAGCGCCTGTATATTTGTGTGCGGCAATTAGAATAGTACTGTCAGGGACAAACATAGCGTACCACAAAAGATATCCGGCTGCACTTGTTGACTTACCTGACTGTCGAGGCATGAGTGAAATACTATAACGATAATTGTGATATGTGTGAATTAACTTCTCTTGGTAGGGCCAAGGATGATACAACATACTACCCTTAGTAGGGTGTTGTATGTAAAAGAAGTTATCCATGAAATATAGATAACCTGTTTCTGGATCACAACACTTTACAAAATCATCTAATTCTTTTTGTGTTGCAAAGTGTGTTTTTGTATAAGGTGTTTTAACTAATGTGGGTGCGTTTGCCATAGTATTATTTATAAGAAATATACTACTTCTTAGAAAATGGGCTTTCTCCTGTTAAGTCAGGTTTAGCAAACATAACTTTGAACCATTCTTTATCGCCGGGTTTAATGTTATTGTCACGTATATACTGTGCTTTTTCGGCAGCTAATACATGGTTGGGTATATATGTGTATTCACCGTTAACTTTACCGTTACCACTTAAACGTTTTAAATCATCCAATGTCATTTCTTTTTCTGGACCTGGATTAAAATTTTGCATATTTTTATATGCATTTTGTAATTTTGCTTGGTTAAACGGATCGAACATATAGTATTTATTGTGTCTACATATGGAATCTCGGGGAGACCCCGAGATATGCATATTATTTAATGTCTAGTGGACGCTTTTTAGTTGCGACAATGCAGAAATACTTTTCTTTCATTGTAATTCGCTCTCCATTTACTGGATCATTAAGGTCTGTTGGCATACTGATATCAAATTGATAGTCATTGAATAAATCAATATCAAATCCACAACGTTGAAGCAATGATGCAATCATTTGCGGGCCCAACACGCTATAGTGATTAGGGTTAATTTCATGTTTACGATCACATTCCGGAGCAGGAACTTCAATGTAAATCTTACTACCTTGTTTTAAAATACGATTGTATTCCATTAAACTAAAGATAGGATATGGACTATGTTCTAATGCTTGACGCAAGAAAATAAAGTCTACGCTTTCATCATAGTAGCCATCACGTTGTGGGATAAAACTTAGGTCGTATTTTTTAATAGTGTGGCCTTTGCCTTCACAAATAGCAACATCACCGGGGCTTAGTGTAACACCAACTAAGTCTGTGTACCCTCTAGATTTCATTTCATCTAAAAAGTAACCAGGTCCGCATCCTAAATCTAAGATTTTAGCGTCTTTTGGTAAGTTTAATGGGTCAACATAAGTTGCCACGATTTGTTTTGTAATGTTACAATGTAACTCACTATCGCCCTCATCATAGATGTGTGCAGTATAAAGCCATTCATTGTAGAACTTTAACTTAACTAAGTCAAGGGTGTTGTTGATATCGATTAGATTTTGCATAAGATTCCTAAGTTTGATAATATTACTTATTAGGAATCTATGCAGTTAAATTATTTTCCTGTGCGATAATTTTTCAATTTTCTGCTAGTAGTTGGACTAACTTTATGGACATCATCAGGCTCAGCACTTTTCTTACTAGGTTTTGCAAGTGTGTGATATTCACCGGGGATAGTTTTCATCGCTGCCTGAACCATATTATGTTCTTCATCTGTATATGGATGTATGCCATTGAACTTTTCTGTTGGACTAGCAACATCCATATCAACTGGTTTAGTTGATTTACCATCTGCTATGGCCATAGCCATCCACAAACGATTCATATGATAAACACGATCATATCCACCTGTATCACGTGCAATATAACTGCCTGGGCCCGGGACTACGCTTTCGTGATCCTTGTGTAAACTTGATCTAGGTGGACCAGCTTCGCTAATAAATTCACTTGCTCTCATTTTATGATCCTTGATTTGTTGCCATGACAATATTACTTTGCGTAGCCATAACTGAATTAGAATATCCGTCTAATGCGATAGCCAATCCTGGAACAACATTACCAAGCCACATTACTTGTGAGCCGATAAAATGTAATACTGTGTTATTTGAAATAGGATTCGCTAAAATTTGTACGTTTCCCGATGTACCATCAACTGTCATATCAAAACTCGACACACAATTTCCAAAAAATGTTGAACCATATGCTGTGAATTTCACATTGCTTGAATCTGCGCTTACTTGAGAATATAATTGAATTGTTTGACTGTCTGAGGTAGATGTATCTGTAGATTGAATATAGAATTGGCCTTGACTAAAAGTATTTGCAGGAGATTCAAAGATGATTTGTCCTGCTGTGTTTCCTGTAGTCAATACGTTGCTGAAATTGGTAAAACTAGCAAAAAGATTAGTGAAGTTGTCATTAATCTTGTTGAACGCCGTGCGTAACGGGTCACCTTGCCCGTCATTTGGGCTAGTGCCTATATTAATAATTTCTTGTATAGCCATGATAATCTTCCTATCATGTATTTATCACAAATACTTATTTGGGGATATTGTCAAAAATCTTCTTTTGAGTGTTGTACCATTCAATCCAACCATCATTATTAACTGCGCATTTATAGTAAGTTGTATAGTTTCTGACTACAACTTCATCAACTTCGCTTAATTTAGTCTGATCGGGTAACTTTTCTAGTTCAGGACAGGGTACAAGTAATGTGTCGGGAACATCAGGAAACTTGGGTACTACAGGAACTGAAGTTGCACATCCTGTTAACAATACTAAACTTAAAACTATTAGACTTCTCATTTCTTATCTGAAGCCTTTCCTATGATTCTAAAATCAGGCTGTGCTGCCGCATCATTGTGGGCCTTGACAAATACGTCAGGAATCTTGCATTCACTATCGTATTTTGTAACTTCTCTGTCAATATATTCCACAACAGTATCACCTTTTTGTTGAACTACTTGTTTCCTAGTCAAAACTTTAGTGACGATTTGAACGTTTTGTTTTTGCGATTCTACTTCGGCTTGTGCTATTTTTGCTTGTGCCTCAGCCATTTTATTGCGCCAGGCCATTTCTGTGTCGTAGCTACCGTAGAAATATACACCTGCAATAGTAAGGATAGTTGAAATTATTCTTACAGGCTCTCTGTATGGCAATGTAGCAAGCCAAAAATTCATAATTAGGCCTGCTACATATAATCCTATACCACTGAATAATACTGCTAGTACTATAAAGTGAAGGAAACTATCGGGGATAAAGTTGAGTAACCACATTGTACTCTTATTTAGCAAAAAATTCTAAAACACTTTGTACAATGTATTCAATTTCTCCATCTGTTAGTTCGGGGTAAATAGGCAGACTTAGTACTCCCCTAGTTAAGAACACACTGGTCGCTAACATAGTTGGTTTAATATATGGCTTAGCAATAGGTAGTTCGCTTAGTGCACGTTCATAGTGAATTTTAGTTTCAATGCCCTTATTTGTTAAGTATTGTTTTAGTTGATCTCGTTGCTTTGTATATACTACAAACTTTTGATCAGCATGAGTTCTAAATCCTGCGCTTAAACATTTCATTGGTGCATTTTTAAATTGATCACAGTAATATAAGCGTGTGACTTCTCTACGTTTTTGCCAAGCACTAATATATTGTGCACGTACTAACAAGTGAGCGGCATCTTGTTCGCTTAATTTACTATTAGTGCCTACATATTCATTGTACCCTTTGTCATTGTCTCTATAACGTTTTGCATATTCATACAATTCTTCGTTGTTAGTTACAATAGCACCACCGTTGCCACTTGCATTTAAGTTCTTTGTAGGGTCAAAACTGATTGCCATGCCCTCACCAAAGTTGCCATCAGCGACTAGCCAGTGTTGTGCCCCGTCAACAATTACATCAGAGGGAATATCATATGTTTGTGGTGCACCATATAGTCCTACAAAACATTTATAGGTTAAACTATCTGTGTTTGATACATTGATTAAGCCATTGCTATCGGTATCACATAGTTCAATATCCCAACCTGTGTTGATGAATGCGTTTAATGTGGCAGGATATGTAACATTGGGGATATAAACTTTAGGTTTGATATTAAAGTCAAAAGGATTGTTTGCTAGATAATGAAATCTAGCAATCATTTCTAAAGCCTGTGTTCCGCTATGTACAGTTAGTGCGTATTGCGCGCCTGTGTAATCTTTAAGCCACTGTTCAAACTTATTAGTATAAGGTCCGCCGACCAAACACCCACTTCTGAGTACTTGATCGGTGGCAAATAATAATTCTGCTTTTAAGTTACTGTATTGTCTTTGCAGACCAAAATGGGGAATTTGTAAGCCACTCATAATATTTTTCGAACCCTTCTTCTACATCGACCTTCGGATCAAACTGAAAATCTTTTCTTGCATTATCAATATTTAATGCACCGCGGCTTGGGAAATCTGCGTCTTTACCGCGCACTTCGATATTACCCTTGCCTACAATCTTTA